ATGTTCGTCGAACTCGTTTATGACAAACGCAATGTTGTAGGTCTGCCTAGGGCAAAAGACATCATCCTGAATGAACTAACCAAACGCGTACACCGGATTTTTCCTGATGCTGATGCCAGGGTTAAGCCTATGCAGGCTAACGGCTTGAATAGCGACGCCAGCAAAAGCGATCGAGAAAAGCTGAACCGCATGCTGGGGGAAATGTTTGAAGAGGCTGATATATGGCTGGTTTCAGATTAAACACATTGATTCGCCATCCTGAGCAAGCAGAATCCACCACGACTGGCAACCATTCAATACTCGCACTATCGAATGATCGCCAGTTTGTCTACGGCGTAGCTGCGGTTTTATTTTCCCCACCCAGCCCCCGCTCATATTTTCTTCAAATCGGAAATACCAATGATTACGGTAATCGGATTTATCCCAAATCAGCCCGACTAATTTTCATCGACAGAACAGGATAAACGCCCTGCCTACGCGACTAAAGCGCTTCTGATACCATTCGCCGAACAAATGAGAATGAATATCATTCATTGACATAAGTAAACGACACGGATAATGTCAATAGTGCTGTATATACATCCACCACATGGTTGTTATGTATTTAAAATGGAGATAAATATGTCTGATGATACGACAGTACCCACCGAAGGGGTGGACCGCGGACACACGATGGTAGTCTGGCCCGCCAGGCCAAAATGGGGACAGCCCGGCGCTGGCACAAGCATAGGTATTAACCCGGACTTTGACCCGACAACCGGTAATGGCTGGTTGCCCGAAGAGGACGGCTACAGCGAGGCACTGCCGACCGGGGTACCAGCGAACATACAGGCAGCGATAAATCAGGTAAAGCCCGGTCACACTGACGGAAGCCTGATGAGCGCCGACCTCTGGAAGCTGGCTCCCGCAGCCGGCTACCCGTGGGACCCGATGGTCGCCTGGGACCCGATATTCGTTTATTTTCCGGCACAGGCGGTGAGCGATTCGAATCTGTCAGCGGGTGGACTGCCAGATACGATTCCGGTTCATACGCGTATTCAGGACGAAGTACACGACGGGGCGCAGTTTATCTCGGCTACGGGCTCCGGCTCACAGCCATACAGTCTGCCGGTGATAAATGCCACTTCCAGTGGAGCGTATTACACCGTCGGGCAACTACCCGGTCCGATGGCCCCCTACACCTTCAGCTTCAGTCCGACGGAACGCGGTGAGCTGCGTTTCCCCCGGGCCGAAGAAAATGCCAGCGGTCTGCATCCCGCAGGATTTACAGTCGGCGCAAACACCACGGACTGCATCGTGGTATTTCCGGAAGGAAGCGGACTGGAGCCGCTGTATTTTGCGATGGTGGTCAGCCTGCCAGATGGACCGCTAAGACAGCGTCAGGAAGAAGAAAATCAGGCACGGGAAAAAGCTGATGCAGAGGCTAAAGCAAAGGCAGAAGCCGCTGCTAAAGCCAGAGAGGAACTGTTTGCAAAAGCCGGAGTGAAAACGCCCCCGGAGTATACCCCGGAAATGGTAAAAGCAGCGGAGGCAGCACTGGGGGCTGCCGGAGCAATGGCCCTGAGTCAGGCACCAAATACCATGCAACTGTCCGTGGCAGGAAATGGCGTATGGACGGCCACGGGCGATGTTGTCGGCAGCCTGAGCGCAGCTATTGGTCGGGGTATTGCTGCACTCACGGCGAGTACCGTTGGACCGATGGTGGCCGCTGCATCGACGATATTCTTCCCACCTCCCGCAGGTGGCGGTAGCGACAAAGTTCCCGGTCGTGACCTGGACGCTCTGTTTGCGCTGAACGCACAACTGCTGACGGGCCAGAACGAAAAAATTGAGCCGGGCGTGAACAGCGTGAGCCTGCCGGTACGCGGGCAACTGGTAAACAGTAACGGTCAGCTGGCGATACAGTTACTGAAAACCGGAGAAGGGCTGCCTGCAGCGGTTCCTGTGCTGAATGCGGTACGTGATGCAGCAACTGGCCTGGACAGAATTACCGTACCGGCCGTCGCTGGCGCACCTGAGCGGATTATTCTGGTAAACCCGGCACCTCCGCCAGCCCGGCCTTCAGATACCGGGAGCCAGGACTCAGTTCCAGTAACCCCGGTACATACCGGAACAGAAATAAAACCGGTGGAGACCATCACTGTAACGACTACGCCAGCAGCAGATATCGGAGGACTACAGGATTTTATATACTGGCGTCCTGACGCAGCTGGCACAGGCGTGGAACCGGTCTATGTGATGCTGAGTGACCCTTATGGTGAAACTAATGCTAAAGGGGAATACAGCGGTAGACCTTATAACACAGACAAAGCCGGTGGACCCATTCAGAAGTTGGACTGGAAAACAGCCACAATTGACCACGCTGGCGTGGAGAAGGTGAAGCTGCATACCGGGCGGTTTACCGAATCAGATGCTAACAAGGTAATGATCGACCGGCTTGAGAAAATTCTCAAGGGGGAACTGCAGCCTACCGATGTCGACAAGCGTTTTTATACTCATGAAATCAGGGAATTGGAAAGGTATCGGTCACTTGGGATACTTGACGGCGTATCACCTGACGATAATGGAGCTACATGGAATAACACTCATACAGCAACTTTAGAAGACTATCAATTAGGCAATGATGAGGCATTGTTGTATACCCGGGAGGCTTTAAAAGCTGCGGAAGAACAAGAGTTGAGGATGTTAAAATGATTGATTTTGAACGCTTAGCGAAAGAAGAAACAGTATCAGACATTATTGCTTTTTTGGTCAGAAATGAAGGTGGTTTTGGTTACCCACAGATGGATCGTTTTTTCAGCCGCCATAATTTTGATGTGATCAGCTCTGGTGAATTTATGCGGGTTTTTGAGAAATTACGGCAGGACGGAATAGTTGTGTGGGGAGACAAAATGCTTGTTAAAAAAGGTCCAAACTGGAAAGAACCCAAGTTTGTGACCGAAAAAAAATACGGTATCGAATAGGTTATATTTACGTACAGGATCTGCAGCGCCATCCATCAGGGTGGCGCTATTTTTTACCTCAATCAGACCCGGGGAACCTCACGGTAGCGCTAACCAGTGGCACTGGTTTATCATGCTGGCTTATCCGGCCAGTCAGGATTTAAGGTATCCACCCGGTTTACCATTACGCTGTAGAGTTCCCAGGCTTCCAGCCGTTTAATCTCTTCATCTGTGGCAATTTTTAGTTTTACTGCCCGCGCCAGTGGTGCAATGGCTGATTCAGCCTCAGCAAGGCGGCGAACTTTTTCAGCCTCAGCCTTTTTACGCAGCTCTTCCGGCGAATAAACCCGTTGAATGACTTTACCGTCTTTAAACTGCCAGCCCCCTGAAATATCAGCGCGACGGTTTTCATCCGTATCAGGTAGCTCCGCCACGCTCTGGCCAGCAGGCCACAGCCCGGAAATATCACGCGTAATACACGTAATAACGTCATTATCGTCATAGGTAATTTTCAGCGTGTCTTCTGAAAATAATTTCTGGCACATATACCAGTCCTGACCATCATCTGATTTAAGATGCGCCGCACCGGGGAATAATGCTTCCTCTGGTTCCGGTGTATAAGGGATGAAATTTTTAATATTTAAAAACTGCTCGCTCTTTTTATTTTTTACCACTTTCATCATTATTCCTTCTTATACACTTGGGGCTGTTACCCACGTATCACCAACCAGATACTGAATGGGACGGTAGTAAACCTTGTCATCATTACCTTCCATTTCCCAGCTACCGTCAGTATGGAACCCCGTCACCACCTGTCCGCCGCCAAGCTGAAAATCACGCCACAGCCCGCCAGAAAGCGCCGCGGGGCCAAGTCTGACCGCTTTGACCATATTCGAATAAAGGTAGCCGCTCAACCAGGCGGCATTGCCTCCACCCCACACAGTGCCTGATACGTCACCGTTATTGGCGTAGATGGCGGCTCCTGCGTTCAGGGTGTTGGCGTGAATGTTGCCGTTGACATAAAAAACGACGGAGCCATCAATATTTCGCTGGCTGTATAAATGCCATCCCTGGTCGTCGTCCAGTTCAATAACCGTTGGGCGGTTTCCTCCGTCGCCCCACAAATTAAACCCGGCATTTAGTGCTGAATTATTAGTACTCGTCAGTGACAGTTTTTTTCCGTTGCCTGCGCGAATAGCTCCCAGAACTATCATTTCACCGGGAGCGACACGAACGGTGTGCTGGCTATTCGCAAACACATCCAGTATCCCGTCACCATTCTGTTTAAGACCAGTATCATTATCGCCGAGCACAATAGAATTACCGCCAAGTGCGTTATCCGTACCGATACTCAACGGACCGTTTAGCCGCCCTCCATTAACTGACAGCGCTCCGACATCGTCGGGAGTGGGTTTCATCAGGCTGTTATACAGCGTATATGTCTGACCGCTGGTTGAGTTTCCCGGCTGTACTGATGAATATTCAGGCGTACTGTGTAGCGTGACATTTGCATTATCGGTGTAATCATATTGCGCAATTAACCAGTACGCATACTGGCCGATATTAATATAAATATCGTAGGTGTCGCCTGATGTATTAACCCATGCGACCTCGTTAGCAGAAAAAGGTGAACGTCTCCATAATGTGGCGGTTATTCCAACAGGCGAACCATTACCGGCACGCAGAACCAGTTCACTGATAGCCGCTTGCTCAAATGATCCAACGTTATACCCCGAACCTCCGTAAAGCTTAATTACTGCTGTCGATGTGGCCTGCGGCATGAAAACAGTGGCGATTTTGAACCATCCCGATTCACCAAATGTAACGCTGGTAGAAGTCATAGCGCCGATAGTTCTCGCAAATCGCGTTTTGTCAGGAATATCGCCGCCGTTCTGCGATTTTTGCAGTGCACCCGCAGCCTGATTTACTGTTTCTTTTAAACCGACGTTCTGGAGAAACAGCGGCTTATTCGGGATGTCTGCGCCATTCTGATTTTTTTCAAGACGGGTTTTAACCTGTTCATCGATCAGCCTGCCAATGGCGGCGTGAAGCTGCGTATGTTCGCCTTTACTGAGTGGTATGCCGGCGGCTTCAATAACAGTGCAGACCTCTTCCTGGACTGCATCCCACATATCACTGTTGAGATCCGTTGCGCGGCGGCCCGTGGCGGGATCACCATTCGTAAATCCGTTTTTTCCCTGACCAAATTTATCTTTTTGCGCGGTGGGCGTATCAATTCTGTGCATTCTCTTTTCCTTCCGGATAAGCAAAAACAACAACCGTATGTGACGGACAAAGCTTATCAATCACACATTCAGCAACAGTATCGCCCCACGTTCTGATCGCAGAATCGCAGGTGCTTGTACAGGTCTGCCAGCTGATGTTCGCATCAGCCGGAATATTCACACGCCAGTAGTAACGCCAGAATTCCCCCCATTCAGGATCGGGTGTGCTGTCGAGATTCTGAAACTGCTCAATGGTGGCAGCGGTATACCCCAACGCATCAAGCTGTTCCCGATAAAACCTCTCGTTTATACCACCGACAACATTTGCCTTTGCATCCAGCCGTTGCTGGCGCTGCTGTAATGTCTGCACGCCTTCCGGTGCACAGGAATCAGGCAGGCCATACAGCTGTTCATAACGGTCTATCAGTTCTGTGGTTCTGGCCGGATCAATTTCAGCCATCAGTTCATCCGCTCTCTGATGTACCCGGTTCAGCGACGGCGCCAGCCCTTCAATCAGTGGATTTTCTCCGTCCCAGGCAGGTCCTTCCGGCAGAAGGTGATAAAGTAACTGCGTATATTCGTCCTGCAACGCCATAGTTATCCGTTCTCCCCGGTATAGGTGGCCCAGGTTATATTCCCCAGGACAGGAAGTTCAGTTTTTCCCAGTACCACATCTGCAGCCGGCACACGCAGCTGATGTGCCACTTCCCCGGTCGCCAGGCTTATCGCCTCGCTGATTCGCGAAACATAAATTTTTCCGGACGGCGCGCCATCACGCAGCATCAGCGCATTTAGCTCCGTAATAATGGCAGTACGAATTTCCGGAGTATCTTTGGCCAGTGCGACTGTTACCGGAATGTTTTTTTCAGTGGCAGCGAAAACAAAGAGACCGCCGCCAGCGACAGGTGCCAGCGGCAAAATATGGTCACGTACAGCCTTAACGAGATCGTCGCCAGGAGCCGGATTAACCGGGTTACTGGTAGCCACCATCACACCAACGGTGCCGGTCCCCTTATAATGGCGAAATGTCCACGCACGGGTTATTCCTGCGATTTCCTTTGCCCAGATGACATAATCAGGATCAGCGCCCCCCTGTGGTATCCAGTAATAGCGCTCCATGACACGCGCGCGCCACGTTTCAAGCTCCTCTGTATCATCCCCACCGGTCAGAGTGTCAGCGTAACCTGTAGAAGGAATACCAGTAATCGGCGTACCAAGGCGTAACGCCGTACCATCGTCAGTATTACCGGCAGTTCCCGCCACATCAGCAATAACCGGCACACGTAACAGGCCGCCGGAAGCTTTCACCGTCTGCAGGGTCGTGAATGTAACCTGATCATCCCGCTGAATCTGTGTCCCCGCGGGGATCTCCGGCGTTCCGGCAATACCATCCCAGCGTGCAAATCCCTTCGCAGATACGGCATTTTTCCTGGGACAACGCTTAATCCTCGCGTGACGGTAAAGCCAGTCCTCATTACACATATCAGGCAGCATATTCCGGGCCAGATAATCGATATAACCATACAGCGTATGTACGGCAGCAGCCTGTACCCGGCTGTAAACCTCGGCATCCATGCGACGTAGCACAACATCCTGCTGAAAACGGGTCAGTAAATCGCTGCGAATGGTAGCAATCAATTGAGGAAGTTCAGGACGTGCAAATTGACTGTCAGCCATTAAGTTCGCTCCATATATCATCGAATGTAATATTGTGAATTACCCCGTCCCGCTGATATATCGTCACGCCAGCTGCCAGGGTATCTGTTCCTGTGCGTTCAGATGTCACATCAATACGTGCCGCCACGCCATCGTCTGTCATCCACGCCAGCGCCTGCTGCATGTATTCACGGGCATCCTGCGGCGTTTTATTGGTGAGTTTGCGGCGTTTCAGCAGGTAGAGGCGGGAACCGATGCGGTCATTCTGAACAGCAGGCCAGGTGTCCCCCCACCAGCCGTATGGCTGTGGGGTCCTGTCATCCCGCTCCGCCCGGCGCCAGGTAAAAAGAGAAATCACCACTGCCCGCGTCAGAAGGTCGAGCGAAGCCGTGGCATCCTTACGGATTCCATTAACATAAAGGATCATGGTGTCAGCTCATGGGTTGGCCAGGCTTATCGGTTATACCGCCGCCATCGCCATTTTCTTTATGGGTATGACCGTTATAGGTCGTGCGCATTTCAGCCATCGTTTTTCCACTGCTGTCACAGTTGTCCCTGATATCGCCAGTGGATTCGATCGGCATTTCAAAACGTGCTTTAGTGGCATTCGTGAAAATAACTGGCTTTCCGCCGCCATTTATCACTATTCCGGCGCGGGTTAATGTGACTGACTGCCCCTGATCGTCATATAGCGCGACTTCCCCGCGCGCCAGCCCTTTCAGTCTGAAGCGGCGGTCAGCCACAACCACAGCCACTCCGTGCGAACGGTCACCGCCGGGAAACAATACCACCGCTTCTGCGCCATTCTGTGCTGCAGAGGTGAAACCGTAAGGTTCAAGATGCTCCACATTTTCTTTTTTTTCACCGGCAATAAGTTTCAGTCCGGCAGTCTGGCATTTTCTGACGGTATCAATCGCGGTAATGACTGCGCGCGTTATCATGTTCTGAAGAGGATGGTTAGCCATCAGAAGTCCGCCTCCTCACTGACTTTTTTCTTCGTTTTCGGCCTGAATGGTTCAGGAAGATAAGCATCCGCAGGCCCCACCCGGATTTCGGTCAGGGTGCCGTTATTGTCCTGGCTGTACGTCACTTCAGCGATCACCAGCGTTTCATTGTCAAAACCGTTCAGCGGGTCATACACCACCACGGCCTGATTCGGTTTCCACAATTCGCCATTCCCCTGTCTCCATCCCTGTACGGTATAGGTGGTTTCCAGCGTTTTCGCCGCACGCTGACGGGCTTCAAATTCACAGCGGGATTTGCAGCTGTCAGTTGTGGCAGTTCCTGACTGCTGAATGGTGTAGGGACGATACCGCGTGACGCCTGCATCACCAGTACTCTGCCGGATAGCAGCAATGGTTGCCTCGCCGAAATCGTCATCCGTACCAGGACGCTGCCCCGTAACCAGATAACTGGAGAAACGCTCGCGAACACTACGCTCGGTATCACAGGAAAGAATATTTTCGCCAAGTACCAGTGCCGTGGCTGCTTTCATACTGCCCGGCCTGCCGAGAACCAGCCGTCCCCGTTCGTCGTCATATGCCAGCGCCTGAGCCTGTCCAAGCAACCTGTTCAGACAGTCCACAACCGTTTCACCATGTTCCGGCTGAGCCTCAATAACGGCGGCTGCCGGCGCGCCTGCATCAACAACGTTCACGCCGAATGGCCGGGCAAGTGCGCTGGCGATCAGGAATAAATTTTTCCCGTTATGCTGTGCAGGCGATGCAGAACAGTCGATAAGATCTGCCGTTTTGCTGCGCCCGACAATGCCCGTCATAATGGTCTGCGCATCATAACGTAGTGGCAACGCCTCAACCCAGCCGGTAATGACTAAATCATCGCCAATGAGTACCTCAACAGCGTCACCATTTTTTACTGGCGGTACGTCTTCTCCACCAGGCCACTGCCGGGTGATCGAGACATTAAAGTCCCGGGCAATACGGTCAATGCCCGCACTTATCCGTACTGACGTCCATCCTCCCCAGTCACGCCCGTTGACGCGTAAAAAAACCGTATTATTCATCGTACCGGAACCCTCAGCGGCTCAACCGGGATAAATCCTGGATGGGGAACGGGATTACGAGTGAGGATATCAGATTCCCGCCCGGCGTCGTCATACCAGGCTGCAGCCAGTACCAGTGCAGGCAGAACATCATCAGGCGTTCGCAATGCAGTACGTTCAACCTGTGCCAGTCGTGCAGAAATATCGCGATTGAGATCCGTCCGCATAACGGAAATTTGCTGGAAAAGCACATCATCCCGGATACGCAACTGCTCCTGGTCAATCGCAGCATTGAGCGCGGTCCGGATAGCTTTCAGATCTTCATAATTCGGTGGAAAGCTGCCATTACTGACTGTCTGTACACCATCCAGCGCCGGGTGCATGACAGTGATAATGTCTGAGTCACGGCCTGTTCCTGCAGGCTGATTTACGCCCCGGACACCAGGTACATCACGCGGCTGCTTCAGTGTTGTCACGGCGTGGACGGCTGTGCTGATGGCTGTTGTCCTGATGGCAGCTGCGATCATATTGCGTTGCATTTTCTGTTTCGCAGCAGATCCGGAGTCAGTGGGCCAGGTGCCACGGGGGGAAAGACCGGGATCAAGGGTGATACCTGACATCGTTTTTATCATCGTGACCAGATCCGATGTACTGCCTCTGAGCCTGTCACCTGAGCGCCAGGCTTTTTGCAGTGCGTTAACGAAATCACTTGCGGCGCTCGGTGGCATCAGAATGACAGACAAATCCCCCTGTAACAGCCTCATTGCGGCAGACACGCCGGAGTCAACCATCCTGAAAGCATCGGCAACATCGCCCAGCATGGAGGCAGCATCGGCAATGACATCGTTCTGGATAAAATCAGAAATACCTGACAACGAGAATGTGGAAAACATACTGTCAATCGCATCGTCGAAAAGCCCGCCTGATGTTTCCAGGCGCTTCGCCGTTGCCATTCCTGCTACCGGAAAAGAAAGTTCACCACTTTCCACAAACTGAAAGGAGACACGACACATGCGCCCTTCTGTACTGCTGTGAGTGATCCTGACCTGTCCGTCAATGCTGCCCTGCATTTCGCCATACTGCGGATGGACCAGCGTACCAGGGCCTGCGGTTTCAATGGCACCAATAAGACGATCCCGCCTGTCTGCGTAATCATCACCGACAAGATAAGCATTTATCGTCAGGCGGCGCGTGGCGCGACCTAAATCCTCCGTCCAGGGCTTATCCCTGTTCGGATATTCATGTACCTGTACGCGGCGTCCAAAGGTGCTTTCATCATCTTCAACGGAGAAAGGCACTCCACGAAATGATGCATCACGCAGGCGCCCGCGCCAGCCAGTTGAGGAGAAAAAAGCCATATTTACCCCATAAGAAAACCTGCCGGAGCAGGTTTATCGTGATGTACGAAAGGGTGAGTAACCCACATCATGGCTGATGTTCATCAATGGATTACCGGATTTCGGTATATCAGTCACACGCATACCTTGTGGTGCATTCTCAAATGTCACTTTGAGTTCGCTGCGCTGCGTTGATGGCGGGACAGCTCGCCCGAGTACGCCAGAACGCCGGGTCAGTGGCACATAAGGTTGATAACGCCCCTGCGGAATCGGGGTGTCCATACCAAGAAGCTCTTTGAGTCTGGGAATAAAACCGTTATACCCGCGTTCACGCTCCTTCGTTTGCAGCTTCTGTACAGCGAATGCGCCAGCATCCATACCCGCATCCTTTGCCCCCTGCTCCAGATCCTTAAGCTCTTTAAAGAGTGACACCGCCACGCCAATTGTCAGCGTCATGGCCCCCATCCGGCCAATTTTACCCAGCAGACCGGAAAGCCGTCCGGCCAGCAGGACGGACTGCTGCAGGGCACCAATGGTCCTGACGGTAAAAGAACCAGCCATAACCAGACCAACCCCTTCAATCACCGTCTCCCATCCGCCCATCTCCTGCGCAACGTTATCGACCTCCTGCCATACCGCCTTAATCACCGGAGCAACATCGTCCCAGTTCTCAATGATCAGCATAGCGCCGGCCACCAGCGCCGCAATGGCGACTTTCGCCGGAGAGAGATTAATGACACTGTTCAGGATTTTGACAGCCCGGGACAGGCTGCCAATGGATACGCCAACAGCCAGCAGCGCCGCGCCGAACTTCGCCGCAGACTGAACCAGTTCAGGATTCGCGCGAACGAATGTCCGGAGCTGCTCCAGGTAAGGCATGACCGCTTCTGCAGCTTCGTTAATGGCGGGCAGGAAGGTATCGCCCAGCGTTACCGAAATCGCATTGACGCTGTTTTTCAGCAGTACCAGCTGATTTTCGGTTGTGGCCGCGCGTGATGCGTATTCCTTCTGCATCGAGCTGCCATATTCCTGGGCATCTGCTACACGGTTAAAGTTAGTACGCAGCAGATCCATGTTGGTCAGCAGTGGGGCGATTGCCCCTATCGACTCCTTACCGAAAAGCTGTGTCAGAATTTGCGGTCTGTCAGTTGCTGATACTTTTGACAGAGAATCTAAAACTTTCAGGATCGCGGTTTTAGAGTCTTTTTGCATTTCAGCAGCTAATTTAGTGGGGCTTATCCGCAGCGCTCTTAAGGCTTCTTTCTGAGACTTAGTTGCCGATTTGCCCGCCGTAAGGGACAACATAAAGTTTTTGATGCCGGTGGATGCTATCTCCGATTCAACCCCCATCCCGGCAATGGTGGCGCCCATCGCGGCAATTTCGCCGGATGCCACTCCGGCAACACCGCCAAGCGGACCAATCCGCGTCACGATATCAGAAATTTTCTTCGCATTTGCCGGGCCGGTATTCCCCAGATAGTTGATTTTATCGGCCAGGACAACCACGTCTTCCTGCGTCAGTTTGAACGCTGTCCGCCACTGCGCCATCATCTGACCGGACTCTTCGGCAGTGGTATCGAACGCCACACCCATTTTCACTGCGTCGTTCGCAAACTGCATCAAATCGCCGCGGGCAATGCCTGCCTGCCCGCCCGCCGCCACGATCTCTGCAATTCCCTCCGCCGCCATCGGTAACTGTGTGGACAGCGTCAGGATATCGTCACTCATCTGCGCGAATGCTTTTTTATCATCCAGGCCGTCAACCACCTTCCGGATGTCAGCCATTTTTGACTCAAAGCCGATCGCAGCATTCACGGGCAGCGCCAGCGCCCCAAGAACAGCGGTCCCGGCAGCAGCAGCACCGATCGCCAGCCCGGCCATTTCTTTCTGAAATCCCTTCAGTTCCCGCTGCATCCCTTTCAGCGGACCCGATAACTGGTCAACGGCAGTGATAATGGCCTTTAACTGGAAACTGTCAGCCATGCTTCATTTCCTCATTGATACGGACAGCCTCCGACTCCAGCTCCAGAAAATCGGATATCGCCGCCCGCCGGAGCTCCAGGGGGTTTATTCGCCAGAAGTATGCTGTGTTGTAGACCCGCTTTCTGAGTCCTCCTCCGTCTCCGACCGGGTAAAAAAATTGAGGATCAACATACAGGCTTTGAAAATATCCAGTTTTGCCAGTTGCGCTGCCGAGGAGCGTGGAATACCTGCCAGCACAGGGATATATTTCAGCGCAACCGAACTGTCCAGCCGGACGCCGCCGTCACCGGAAACGGTGAACGGAAAACCAATGGCTTCGATTTCATCGTAGGACGGTTCGCGCAGCTCCAGCACATGAAGCTTTTCGTTATGCGCCATAATCGGCTTTTTGAGCACAAGTTCTTTTATCACTGGTAAAATCCCTCCTCACCGTGGAACTCAAGATCCACGGTGCCCTCTTCCGGGTTATGGTTGGCTTCACCGTGCAGCCAGGCGTTTGAGAGAACATACACCTGACCATTTGCCAGCTCTGATGTGATGGTCATAACATCAGAAGACGTAATTTTATCGACCGGGAAGTTTTTCGGCACTTTGGCGGTCACCTTCGTATACGGTGCCCGGCTGGTTTCCTTGTAGTCAACGGAACCATCCAGGCCAATCACGTCGTCACGAACTTTGGTGTTCATGGGGACTTCAATCCCTCCGGTTACCGACAGTTGCTGTCCATCGATTTTGAAATACGTTGTTCCCGCAATTTTTCCCATTATGCAGCCTCCTCGCTGTACTGCAGACGGAACTGGTTAAGCACTGCAAACACACGTAACTGATTGACATAATCAGGCGGAAACAGCACATCCAGGCGGTTCGAATTGTTCGCGTTACGCTCAACTATCAGATGTTGCTGGAACAGATCGAAGTTTTCCACGATGCCTTCCCGCTCCATCTGGCGATATGTTGATCCCAGCTCACCACGGATAACGGCAGGCGTGACAATGGCCTGACCAGACCCGAAACGCGTACCATCATTAGCAAGTTTATGGCGCCCGTATTTACTGGTAATAACAGATTTCAGACGGCGCAACACATAAGCACTGGTATGCAGCGTCTCGCTGTCAAGGTAGCTGTTATCCGCCACACCATACGCATTTTTCCTGTACGTCGTGATATCCCGCTGAATACGCAGCACGCCGCTTTCCACATACGCCGTTGCCACACCGTGGGAAAGTAACGTCTGCTGTTCAGTCGTCGTGAAGCGTTTGCCTTTCGGTGCCGGCAGCATGTCCACCAGTTCCCCGGTCTGGGTCGGGCGCGCCGGATCGTTACGGATAAAAACCGCAGCACGGGCAGTACGGCTTGCAGCCAGTTCATCAGCAGGCGTCTGGGTGTCTTTCTCATAGCCCGCCAGGGTGATGTGCTGCAGGTTAAACTGGTCACCCGCGGCCACAAGCTCCGACAGAGTCCCCGTCTTCGCCGTATAAACGTGACCATACAACTGCCGGACATAACTCCAGCGACCGCTGGAATCATTCATTTCAGTTGCCATCGTGTTCACCGATGCCGTGTCGTTAAACGGAAGGCCGATATAATCGAACGGCTCATCTCCCATCGCTGCCACCGCGTCGTTAAGAGCTGGCGCACCAGCCCCCTTCACGCCGCTGGCAACCGTAATATTCACACCCGCCGGTAACACCTCCCCACCGCCAAAGCCGTAATAATTGAGAGTGACCGGAATTTCATTTCCATATAACCCCTTGTGGCGCGCAGTCAGTGTCACCACCCCCGCTTCTGATGTTGCCGTAAAGGGAAGATCAGGGTTTGCATTGACCGCATCCTTAATGCTCACAGCCACCGCCGCAGCGTCATCACCGCTGGTCACGGGAGCCTGAACGCGGGTTCGGCCGGTATAGACATTCACCGTTCCGGTTTCCGTCGCTTCGCCAGTTACCGTCAAAGCGACGGTTGCTGCCGCGCCTGTGGATTCAGGTACGGCAATGACATACAGTTCGCCAAATGGATCGGTCTTACGGTACGCCCCGACCATACGGGCCAGCTGGCTTCCGGCACCGCAAATCTGACGGGCATAATCAACCGATGACACCAGAACAAGACTGTTGACGGCAATTGACGCATCATTGCTGGCGTGACCAATCAGCAGTGATGCCCCGCTGTCCCGGGCGGTATTTGCCGCCGAGTTATCCATCTCGGCATAAAACAGCGGAACCCGTGTATCTGACGGGATGGAATTAAAACTAATCGCCATTTGTTTTCACCTTTTTATTCGTGCGCCGGACATCACCAGCGGCCTCGCGGCGCAGCCAGTAGTTATTCTCATCAACATTTCGACCTCCTTCAGGTAAAAGGTCGCCACGGGCCGGATCGGGAACCGATCGCCCTTTTGCGGGTTTCACAAACATGGTTTATTCCTGAAATGTAATTTCGGTGTGGTGCTCGATGTCGCCATCTGGCCCGGTACCGGGTTCGATAAAATCAACATCAATACTGAGCGTTTTAAGGTCGGGCAGGCCGTCCAGATCATCCTGCTGGCGGGTGTCTGTTTCGGTAATTTCATACTTCACCGTGAAGTCGAACTGGTAATACAGTTCGTGGCGGTTCAGATCGAGAAGCATCCCACCCACATACTGAATTTCATGCGCCTGCGGATCCGGCTCCCACCCCAGCAGCGCCTTCCAGATTTCCTGCCTGACGTCGTGAACTGCGTCGTAAGAAGCCCACTGCCCTTTTTCATCCCGTTCGTTGCTGAGTACCACGATGACGGAAAAACCCTCCGTCAAATCCTGCCAGTAGTCGGTCTGCGATTTCTGCTCACCCGTGACGTCTTCGGCTGGCACAACATACGCGGCTGGTAGTCTGAGCTTTCCGGCCTCCGGTATCGCTTTAAACTGCGCTGCGCCACCCACACGGTTTTCAAACCGAGGGCAACGGCTGCGAAGTGCCGCAATAATCGGGGTTAATTTCATTTTTTCTTCCTTCGCTGAGGACGGAGTGATTTTCGCAATTCGCGGGAGAGCACATAACGTGTCCAGCTGCGGCGTTTATCCAGAACCTCAGTCATGTAGTTGTTACGTGGTTCCACACGCCAGCCGCTGCCGCCTGATGCGCCGCGATGATGGCCTTTCTTACGCTTCGCCCCACGGCGAACACCGTAGAACAGAAAGGCGGGGTAAAAGGCACCGTTGATATGCCGGTTGCCCTCGCCGTTTTTCTGGTTAGGCGCGATCTTCACCATGAGCCCCGGACGTTTTTTTGACGCACGGGGTACGTAGTAGCCGATAGAACGCGCCAGCTGGCCGGTGCGGTACGAGGGGTTTTCGCCTGGCTTCGAGCGGCCACGTTTCATGACCAGTCGCCGCGCATCACGCATGTGCACCTGACCAATTTTGACGAACGCCCGTCGCATTCTCGCCCGGTTAAACACCAGTTCTTCCGGCTGTACGAAATCAACGTGTAAATATGCTTTCTGCGGCATAGTCACTCCCGTTATCGGTACCCAGCGCTTCGCACTCAAGCAACAGAAAGCGGCGTTTACTGTTCAGATCACGGACCCGTTTAACCCGATAAGAAATATCGTCGTGGAGCACTTCATGATCGGCGGTGATACCGCGGCGAAAACGGATGGTGAAATAGTGCGTCACCCTGTTTTCTATCTGCACAGACCCCTGATAAGCTGCCGCGCCGGGTTGCGCTTTTTTGGCCCACGTCCGGATCTGCTCCGGGTACGTCGGCGTTACGCCAAAGTCATCAGCCGGGACATCGACACGCCGCCGGATAACAATGCGCTGGTCAAGTTCGCCTGGGTCGGGCAAAAGGTATGTGGCGCTGGCCTGCGCCTGCCTGAGTTTCATAGCGGGATGTACCTGTATGGACCGACGAGCCAGTTAAAGCTCATCGGCAGTTCGACTTTCTCCACTTCGGTGACGGTAGAACGATTCTCGTAGAAGTGCGTCACCAGAAGCAGCATCCCCATCCTGATGTCATCCGAGAGAATAAGCCCCTCCGGATCGTCGGCTGGCACCCCCGCCTCCGCCGTATAAAGTCTCCGGTTCAGAAAATTTTCTGTCCTGGCCTGAACCGCCCGCCCCAACAGCTCAAGAAATTTATCTTCATCGGCGTAATCCTCATCCAGCCTGAGCTGCGACTTGATCTCCTCAGGAGAAAGCAACATAGGATCCTCCTGCGCCCGCCGGGTGGCGGGCACAAAAAAACCGCTTAACGCGGCATGGTTTGTTCAGAGGTGAGAGGGATTAGCTGCTTGCCGAGCCTTTGCCCACCAGCGCTTTAATCGCAGAGGTATCTTCGAGAATACAGTCAAAGCGATGGAACGCCAGGAAGCCGGTCTGGTCAAATTCCGCGTAACGCTCCACCAGGCGCTTCAGGATCATGTAGCGAACACGGCGGATAATGAAGCGGTCGAAGTCGCCACAGAACATGAATTTTTTGCCCGCGCCAATATCATCGATCTCCTGATCAATAACGTACGGAACATTCAGCACTGATGCTGGCGCCACGCCGACGATATCAGGCAGCCAGAGTGGACGGCCCTGACCATCTTCCATCTCGCTGATGAGTTTCAGCGTATTGTCATTGAACGCCAGGCGGAACTTCGGCCCGCGGCGGTACGCCGGATCAATACTGTGTTTCAGCGCCAGAATTTCTTGCCATTTAACAGCTCCGGCAGCGGCCGTCTGCGTAGTGCCGGTTACGGATGCTTTCAGACCCTTAGGCTGTTTTGGCGTGCCGGTGCCGGTCCCCTGAATAAGGTAACGCGCTTCACCGCGGCCAATGCGCTCCGCAATACGGCGGGCGAGATAAGCTTCCATGTCGATCGCACTGTCCTGTAGCAGCTCGTTGGATACGCGGATAATTTTGGATGTCATTTTCAGCGCGCCCAGACTATCCATACCGAATTCGGTATCTTCTTCACCCGCTTCTTCGTTTTCACCCAGCAGCACACCCACTTCAGCGGTACCATCAGCAGTGGCCCATTCCATAGTGCGCCCATCGGATGTAGTGAGGATCTGCGCCACGCTGGCAATACCACCGTAGGCTTTCATCTGTTCGACCACTTTCGCCAGGAAGGTATCAGGCACGGTATAGCCGCCCTTTTCATCCGGCGCCACACCCTGCGCACGCAGTTCGCGTAAGGCTTTGCGCTCTTCGGAACTCAGTTCGCTGGCGCCGTGACGCATCCATTTATCAAAAATCTGGCCGCGTTTTTCGTCCTGCTGCGGGTCTTTATCAGGATCCTGATTATTGCGCTGCTCTTCCTCGTTTTCATCAACGTAGGTCTGGTCCTGGCGGCGCAGCTCTTCTTCGCGGGCGATGCGCTCGTCGAGTGCTTCCAGTTCAGATTTTGCCTTGTTCCATCCGGTACGCTGCTCATCCGTCCATGGGTTATCGCCGATTTTTTCGTTCAGCGCGCGCATGTCGGTCGCGATGGTGTTACGTTTTTGTTTCAGTTCATGCAATTTCATGGTTTTTCCTTACGCGTTAAGAAGGGTCAGGACGCGCTCACGCGCCATTCGTTGGTTAATGGCTTTCTGCAGTGCGCTACTATCGCGCGCCTCCTGCCAGGCTTTCATAGAGCGGACGGCGGAATCTGCCTCCTGATACGCCGGATATGTCACAGGGCTGACATCCAGCAGACGGGAAAAACGGGTAATCTCACGAATCACCACACCATCCTCGTCCTGGTACCATTCCTCTCCGTCTCGGGCGACGCGAAATGCAAAAGAGGACTGGTTGATATCCCCGCGCTGCATTGGTGCCAGCACCAGATCACGGATTGTCTGAGTTTCTGGCGCGGTGATGTCATAACGCAGCCCCCGCTCATCAACCGTCAGTGCCAGCGTGCCCGCACTTCTGCGACCCAGGATAAAATTGGGGTCATGGTTGAACAACGCCCGTACATCGTCATTCAGCACTTCATCAAACGCACCGGGCCGGATGATTTCGCGAAACGAACCGAAAATCAGTTCAGAACGACTGTCAAAGACCGAACCATACCCGATGATCCGGCTGGGCTCGCTGTCGTGCGTTTCTGCGCGCACCTCGCCGCTGTAACAGCGAATTTCACGTTCACTCATCTTGAGTGTTCTCCTGGGTTGTGGTTTTGGCTGGCCGGGAGGCGTTGACGCTGACCAGCATTTCATCAAGGCCGTCTTTCGGATTCATGTCCTCAAACGCGCGTGCTTCGTTGCGGCTCATCCAGCCATCGGTGATAGCGAAGTGATAGAACTCCGCGCGCTCTTTGGCGGTACCGCGTAATAAGCCCGCCAGGTTAAAGCGCACGTAATACCCGGCTTCCCGTTCGGCGCGGGTGAACAACCGACGGTTAAGCTCCTGCTCCCAGTTCGTCACCCACGGCATCATTGTGTAGCGAACAAACTGAATCGCCTGTTCGGAAATATTGGAGAAGGTGGCTTTTTCGAGGTCGTTGATCATGTGTGCCGGCACGTTGAAAATCCCGGCAATCATGGAACGGTTTAGCTTCATCATGTCGATGAGCTGGGCATCGACTGGGGAAACCGTCAGCGCTTTATAATCCAGTTCAGCCGGGAGCAACATTGTCCTGTTTTCCTGGCTGCGCAGCATCGCCGTGGCTTTTTGCCACATCTCTTTCAGCCTTTTCCAGGCGCCGTCATTCAATTCTCCTTTTACTGAAACTATGCCCGCTGGTCTGGCGTTACCGCTGAAAAAACTTTCCGTGTATTTCTGGCCACTCATGCCCATCCCGATTGTTTCGGCGTGCTGCAGTACCGGACTGAGCCCCATTTTCTGATCGTTGCCCAGCGCCCTGACGTGGATCATGTCGTCAGGATTGATGGCAAAAGAACCCTCTTCGTTATAAACACCGTAGGTATAACGTCCGCCAGTGTTGAGCAGCGTTGTTTCCCATGGCATACACGCTTCAAGGCCGGTCACTTCACCGGTCCGGCGGTGGCGAATTACCCGCGTGAAACCATTCCCCCAGCCCAGAATGTGCCGCTGTTTGAGCTCTCGCCACTTATAGCTGGTCTGCCAGGTGTTCGGTTCGTCATGAACCAGATAAAACGCAGGATGATCGCGGGCGGCTTCGACCTTCTTCCCGGTGCGCCGCATAACGTGCAGGGGCATCTGCGCAACATTCGACGAAATAACATAGATACAGGCATACACCGCCGCCAGTTTCATTGCCGTCCGGGGATTGACGATTACATCGCAGTTAAAAATGCCTTCATTTTCAGCGGTTTCAACCGTGATCGGTACGGCAGGATTTTCCAGAGAGTTGCTTCTAAAAATGGCGTCAATCAGCATGTTTTATTCTCCTGGCCGCCAGCAGCGCCCACAGCAGCAGGCCACAACCACCAGCCATAAGAGCAACCGCCGCGCCAAATTTCAGGAAAATGCCTCCCACCATTGCGCCGAAGCCTGCCAGACCGGCCACATCGATAATTAGTGATTTCACAGGAATAACAGTTCCTCATCAGGATCGAGGTTAGAAAGGAAGTCTTTCGGCTCGTTCAGCATTGCGCGGCCAACCCCCATCATCAGGCCAACCGCACCATCAATTTTGTTGCCTGCGCCTTCTTTCACCGGGCGAACAACATCGTCGCTACCAGGCAGGTACTTGCCAACCACGTTCGAAATACACCAGGTCATCAAGGGATTACCGTCATGATGGAATCGGCCAGCAGCGATCGCAGCCTCAATCTCACGCATCGGGTCGCTCATGTTCGTGTAGTTCTGGGTAATGGTGACAGGTTCAAGCCCTTCATCCTGCAGCATATGAGATAGGCCGGTTGCACCGTAGGGGTCAATCGGACTCGCGGCTATCTTCACCGTTTCCCGTAATTTCAGGATCGCTTCCAGGATAAGGCGGTAATCCACTTCTGCACCGTCTGACGGAACCAGCACGCCCTGATTAACAAAAGACTGGTAACGGTCTGCAATAGTTTTCAACGCGGGGTCCGTGGCGTAGACGGTGTCTTCCGGTACCCAGAACATAGGCGAAACGCAGTAATAATGACTCAGGCCGTATATTTCACGGCGGAATACCGGCACCACTGCATTAAGGTCAAGTTTTGATGCCAGGTCGATGCCGAGATAACACTCCTCACCTGCAAAATCGGACAGTCTGAGCGTTTTGTCTGCTGCGGCCATCCACTTCTGCAGGTTGTAGTAAGCTGCTTTAGAACTCACCCATTTGTTGAAATGCTTGGTGAGTATTTTATTGGTCTGGCCTGGCGTGGACATCGCCAGCAACTGTTTAGCCTTGAGGAATCCCTCTTTCACCGAAATGTTGTAATTCGGGTTGGCTTTGATCAGAGCTTCCGGCTGTGTCCAGTCATCGTCATCATCCAGGGTATAGATGATCCCGAAAATTGCCTCGTTTTCACCACCCTCCCGGATGCGCTCCAGTATCTCGACCACCTGAGTACGTTTTTCATAGCAAGGCGAGGCAATATCAAAGCCTGCCGTGGTGATGATCAGCGTGATGGGCTGCTCCCTCGCCCCCATCCCGGTAGTCATTGTGGTGTATAGCGCGTCAGTATCATGCTCGTGGTACTCATCAATGATCGCACATGATGGTGAGTCGCCATCTCCAGGGTCACCGATAATTGGCGCGAACAGGGAACCATCCGGGCGAGTCATTTTCTTTGCCCAGGGTTTGATACAGAACTTCTGACGCAACGCCGGCAGCTTTTTCACCATCGCCAGTGCAGGTGCAAAAACTTTCCAGGCTTGTTTTTCCGTTGTGGCACCACAGTAAACTTCCGCTGCGTACTCGCCATCTGCACAGAACATATAGTTACCGACGGCGGCCGCAATCGCCGATTTCCCATTTTTACGCGGTACCTCGATGTAAATCTCAGTGAAGCGGCGAAAACCAGTATCCTTGCGCACCCAGCCAAACGGCACGCCCAGCGCAAATTTTTGCCAGGGTTCAAATTCTATCCGCAACTTCCGGCGAGCCCACTCTCCGGAGGTGTGCGGCATTTTCTGGGAAAAGCGAAGGAAACGTTCTGCTTTATTTTTATCGAAGCGGTAAGGCCAATGCGGATCTTTGGCACGTTCCAGGTCGTCAAGATGTCGCTGACAGGCAAGAATGGTTAACCGGCAGGCCAGTATCTTCCCGTTCACGACGTCCCGCGCATACTGGTTCGCCGCATTGACGTTCGGATATGTAGCCATCAGTCAAACTCATCAAATTCATTCCCTTCATCGTCCGGATCTTTTTTTCCGCAGGTCATTCTTATGCGGCTGAGCGGGTCTAACCCGAGAAGTGACCCCAGACGGGCGAGCTGCGAAACGGAGTCATTACGAACATTGACTGCAGGGTGTTTTTTCTCACTACCCATTTCACTTGATACGGTCAGGCCGTCTTTCGCGATGACTTTTTCGGCCTCAATCATCAAGTGAAACGCATTGCAGTACGCCAGGAGTAGCGGCGCGTCTTCAAGATCAAAAACGCCCCGCTCAATTAAAATTTTGCTCTGCGTTTTCCAGATGCGGATCGCGATATCGCTCATTAACTCTTCCGGCGGTGCGATCCTGGTCAGCTTGCTTTTCTGGCCCGAAGTCAAATTGCGCTTACGGCCACCACCGGAAGATCTCACAACAGTACCCATCAAAACCTCCAGTTCAATAGGTTGAACCTTCCGGGAAAAAATTTCTTATTTTTGGCGCGTAAAAATTTGATGAGGCGGGCAGTCCGGAAGACGTCAGGCCACAGGGATTTACCCCGCCCCCCCTCTGGCTGTGGAAACTGGTTTTTATTTCAGCCGTTCACGAGCCGTCTTCGCCTTATGGCAGGGCCAGCACAGACTCTGCAGATTACTGTCGGCATCAGTTCCGCCATGCGCTTTAGGGATAATGTGGTCAACAGTTTTCGCCTCACGCACCACACCGGCACGCAGACATAACTGACATAAACCTTTATCACGCTTCAGTATGCGCTCACGGATAACGTCCCACTTCGAACCATAACCGCGTTGATGACGGGATTGTCCTGGCTTGTATTGCTTCCAGCCTTCGCTTTTGTGGCTTTCGCAATAGCCTGACGGGTCAGTGGTGGTACGGCGGCAACCTCGAACACGGCAGGCTTTTGGGATTCGTAGCGGCATATCTACTCCAATGGAAAAGCCATCGGTTGATAACCGATGGCTTTGATTGTTCTCACCTGTTTTGAAGAATCTCCCGCTTTCTTACAATGCATTCCGTCGTTTCTCTATAGCTGCACACGTGCTCCCGTGAACATTGGTATGTGTGCAATTCGCCGATGGCATCACCGATACCAGTCAGCACTTCTTTTTCATGCAGAATGGTCACCTGCAGACGGTTGGTTGGGCAGTTAATTTTTGAAAAGTTCATTTTGGTGTCTCCTTTGCTTTCGAGACACCAAAATCCCATCACGACACGTTTACCACCACAAACATTATTGCAGGCACTCATTGAATACCTGCTGTAATGCTTACTTCACAGCCTCGATGGTGGCACCATTAGAGTTCATCACATAAACCTGATCGCCCGGATAGATAAACTGGTAACGGCAGCCATCACCCGCGCCGGGGAAATTTTCACTCGGATATTCCTCAATAATGATGGCAATAGCATCAGTATCCAGCACATCAGTACGGTCACTAATAACCAGTTCCTCCTCCTGCAGCGCTTTGGTCATTTCTGGATCTTCATAGATAGCCGGGAGCCAGTATGCGAAGTCCGGGCTGGCTGAGTTATGAGTAAGTTTTAAAGTATCTGCGAACGTTTCAGAACCAGCCCTGGCTATCGAGATGGATGGCTGCTCACAAATATGCGTAACACCGTTGATGATGGTTTTAACTGTAAACATAGTATTTCCTTCTTCGTCTTCTTGTTACAACAAAAAGCCCCGCTAGTGCGGAGCTATGGGATTGTTGGTTGACTCTCTCACCGAGTTGTAAATACGCTCACACGTCATTCCTGCCTGGTAGCGTTCGTCAGCGATTGCAGCATATCGTTTAGCTTCTGCTGCAATATCTCCGAGCATGTCGGCAAGCATTCCGGCGGTGGCGTCGGTTGTTTTGCTTCTGACGGCAGCGGCAAGATTTGCGGTGTGCTTTGCGGCGTCCAGGCGGGTGGCAAGTTTTTTTGCTTCGGTACGCAGCTGGCTAACAGTGGCAGACAGGCCAGCAGCAGTGGCAGCAGATTTAGCGGCTTGTGCTTGTGCATCTTTTACAGCCTCATCACGGGCAATAATGCGGCCCTGTTCAATAATACGGGCGGCGGTCTGGGCGTTGACCTCCTGAGAGAATTCATCGCTGTCGCGATCAGCCCATTTTTTTTGCCAGCCCCTGTCACTCCAGACGTTGCCGGCGATAAAAGCGCCTGCCATCAGCAAAATAAACACCAGTTGCAACCAGTATCTTTTCAGAAGAGCAGATAACAGATTCATACCAGCACCGATTTTGCTTTTTCAAAGCGCTCTCGCCTGTCACCGATGCCGTTCTGCCCTCCGTTAATGATCTGCGTAACGCGTACCAGGTCGCCGGAATATTTCAGACACCCTTTAGTCGCGAAGAACCACGCTGCACTACGGGCAGCATACGTATCCTGTGCCAGTAGATCCGGATGGGCAACGAGCTCAGTTTTGATCCCGTTACCACAATCACGGTAGTTGTTCAGACCTGTGATCTGAATAAGTCCACGCCCGCGGTAGTTCCAGCCGTCGCTAGGCCCGTTGTTACCCATTCGCTTGCTGTATACCAGATTAGCTATTGCACGCTGTCGCTCGAGCGGAAGCGCCTTCTCACAGGCTTTTCGTCCAAGAGTGCTGGCCTGATCTGGAGTGATTCTCCCGGCGCGGATGAATCCGGTCAGTCCGGCGATACTGTAGTTGAAGCTCTCCACCAGCCTTGTAAAACCAGCGCTTTCATGTCCCGCCTGAGCAATGAACATGGCCTGATCCAGTGGCGCAGTAATACCGAATTCGCTCATTGCCGCCGTAATATGCGGATACCAGCGCGCAGAAAGCCCGGCGCTGATACCAGCCGCCTGCTGAAATTGTTGTTGATTCATCAGTGCCTCAGTGCATCAACCAGACGCGCCACATTACCGCGAGCCCACAGCACAGCGGCGCAGATAAGGATATTCACCATCACCACCAGCCAGTGGGATGATTCATATAAACCAAAAACAAACCGGAAAGGGACGCTGGCATATACCAGCACCATGACATAGGCCAGTAACGAAATCAGGGGACGGTGTGTCGCATCACCGCGTCGGTAAAACATCAGAACGATGACTATTACCCCACAAATTACGGCATTCAGAACTGCAGAAGGGTCATTTGCTACCATTTGCTCCCCCTCCCCTGATACGAGAAAGAATACTGAACAGGCTGTTCAGATCCTGACTGTTGAGAAAAGTGAGAAACTTTATACACATTGCAGAAATAATTACTGCGCCAAGTGCATCCAGTGGTTTTTCATAATGCGTTATTGCCGCAAGCTTAGTACCTATCAGCCCGGCACCAAGCACTCCCACGATAAATGATGTAATAAAATAAGCGACCAGCCTGATGCGTCCGATATTGGTTGCCGTGGCGACATAAAACACCGCGCCGGCAAAGGCACCGAATACCACGCCATAATCGGTTCCGGTTGCCAGACCGAATACACTGGCCCCCATTAATCCACCGGCCAACACTGTCGCACTGGATACAGGTTCGGACATTCATCCCCCTCTGGTTATGTGGGTCCTCTCAGTTATGAGGGGAAATAAAAAAGGCTACCTGATGGCAGCCCTGATAAGGTATAAATCATTTAAACTGGTGATTGTAACGGCCCCAACAGTACTTCTGCTTCACCGTTATGGCAGATATCATCACCTCTTGTCAGATGCCAAACACCAACAATAAGCTGTCCTGATTCCAGATCGTCAACTGTGTCATTCGTATAGTATGCCACCTGAACAACACCGTTATGCTGAATCCAGTAATACCCTTCTTTCATTCACACCTCCGCAAGACTAAGCAAATAGTATAGGGCGAAGCAGAAAATGCCGCGGTGCAAGAAGCCACAACTCAAATCCTGTTGTACAGGCTGCTCTTTCCAGTCATAGCCCCACCACCGATAGCTCGGATGGCGCAGTGTGAAGTAGGAAGGCCGCCCGGTGGTTTAACGACAAAACTCAGAGGGATTATTCCGGACGGCACAAACAGAAAAGCCCCGCACGATGGCGAGGCTTGAATTTGTTTGGTCGACGATTGAAGCTATGGCGACGATATCAGATTTACATAAAATATATGCTAATTAGTTCATTTATGCAATACATTGCTGATAATTTGCTGCTTTTTGCTGTGAACGTGATTGTACAACGTGATGTAGCGCTTGGGAGTCTAATCTCTTATACAGTCTGGTCATTGCCTCGTAATGCTCCACGTAATTTTGAGACCAGTTTGTTTTGTTAACGCCCACCAGCGCAGCGAGATCACCATACTGATAGACATCACGGCCAGCTAATTCCGATTTCACATCCTGCGCTGCAAGCCAGATAAGCTTGCGCAGGCGGTCAATAGTCTTTTTAGCTACCCGCTTACCCTCCAGTTGCTGGCTGAATTGCTCCCAAGCCCAACGTGTTATTTCGACCTGGTGTTCCCAGCAGGTATTCTCACTGTAATTCCACAACAACCACGCCTTGTAGTGTTCATCGAGTGAAAGAACCGCCCGGCGCCATGAGGCAGTGGAATATTCCACAGGCTTCACCAGCGGGATAGCGCTTCCTTTCGCCAGCGACTGCTTGCCGGGAATTGGCGGGTTATTTAACGTTATCCAGCTTTCTGTTTCCTCGTCCCAGATACGCTGTTTTTTTCGGGGATAGTTTTTCGTGTCGAATTGCGCGTTCTCCAGCCAGGCCAAAAGCTGCCCTTTAGTCTCCCCGCTTAAATCGGCTGTCGCTACCATTAGCTGTTCACGTACATACTGGAGGTATAGAGCGTTCATTGAGTAAATCCTGTGAACTGATAAATACGAACAAAATTGCGCAGGATACGGTAGTCAACCAACACCGACCCCGGACGGCGGTAAATACGGAGGCGCTGCCAGCGCATGCGGAGTATCTCTATCAGTTCTGGTTTCATGCGGCCTCCAGCTTTTTTAGCGCACGCAGATCCGCCAGAGCCGCGAGCCTGATTTCCTTCAGCTCCTCGACCGTCCAGCGGTGCGGGGTGTTATTGTTCTCGAGTGCCAGCACCGCCGCCTCACCGTAACGCTCAACCAGCGCGGCACGATATGCTTCGATGTTCCCTGATTTGTAGACGTTGCAGACATCACACTGAAGATGGATGTTGAAGCGAGTAAAGCGCAGATGCCCGGCGGCGGCCGTACTCCTGTAATGGCCTGCATGCCATGCGAACGCCGTCTTCGTTCCACAGGAGATGCAACCGAGTCCTTCTGCCAGTTCGGTTTCACGGCAAATGTCATTTACGGCGCGCTGCGTCAAGTCAATCCAGTGCTTCAGCGGCTTAACCGCGGCTTTCCGCTGGCGCCAGGCGGCGCGTTCTTTTTTCTCAGCGGCGCGCTGAAGTGATTGCGCCTTACGTTGCGCGGCTTCGTGAGCTTTTCTGGTATGTTCTTTGCCGACGGCGCTGGCGCACTGGTACGAGCAAACGATCTGCCCCTCGCGTATCGGGTGAAACCACTGGCGGCATTCTTTGTTTGCGCACTTACGGCGCGGTAATTTAGCCATGTTCACCCCCAGACCTTTTGGCGTAAGGATTTTGGCGTCCGCACCCGGTGTGCATATTCAGGTAATTTCGCGCTGACAGTCCAGGTAATGAAGTCAGGGTTCAGGCTCTTTTCTGTCCTTACGCCCCGCTTCTGATAATCCGATACCAGCGTGTCGGCCTGCTCGGTTGTGCAGTCGTGATGATGGAACCAGGAGTATTTCATCGCCATCACCCCGCAAAGCTCATTAGCTGGGCGGCGGCGTTCTCCGCCTCGCGCTGAGTACGAAATGTACGTGATAAAATCCACCGCCAGAGCACATCAAGCGCGGATTTATACAACTGCTGAAATTCGACCTCATCCATGCTGGAAAAAGCGATGCTGCGGGGATGTTTGCGAAGGGTGCCGTCCGGTAACTGGATGGCGTCATAGTGGCCAGCCTCAACCGTCACCCATGCGCGGTATGCATCGAAAGATTTACAGAGGCTAATTCCGTTTGTTACCCGGCGGTTTGCAATCTGTTCCAGATACTGTTCAGCCGCATCCAGTAATGCGCTCTCATTCCCGCCATATGCAGCGAGAAACTTTGCATAACCGTTTACCAGTTTGCGTTCATTGGCAGAAATGGTGCCGCCGGTGGGTTCCCAGTATTCAAACCCAAGATTAAGCAACGCGAAAAAGCGGCGATGGAATGCAGGATTCCTCACCTGACGGAACTCAGCCACCAGCACGGCGCCGAGTTTGATTTTTGATTGCAGAATATCGCTGGTCTCCGGCGTAGCGGGGATCAGAATTCCAGATGACTGCTTGATGAGTTGTAATTCGTGCGCCATGGTGTTCTCCGTGGCGCAGCAGGTGCAGGTTGTTCAGGCCTACATTTGAAGTGTATCAAAGCAACGGGTAATTCGATAGCCTGCCTTTTCTAACATTTGCGTAAATAATGTTGGAGTTCCAACTATGTCATCAGGGTGAAGGGGAACAAAAGATATCTCGTCACCACGACGATACATCAGGGCGCGTCCGCTATCCGGAATACTACCGAACCTTGCCACTACACAATGATCGTAACAACGTATAACCGCATACCCTGATTCTGGTAAGTCTTCTAACATGTACCCCCCCCGTCACACTGACTTTATTTCTGGAAACGTCTGCGGCTCCACGATGCTTAATATGCATAAAACCAGTCGTCAGCGCTTTCCCACGTTTCCTGCAGAATGCTCTGTATACGTTTTTTATCGCCATCAGCAGCACCGACGATACTCAGGCCATCCTGACTGCCTCGACGGATGGTTAAGTTGCAGCTTTCATACTGATTCTGGAGACGGGTAATTAATTCTTTTTCAAGTGCAGGAACGGCACCTTCCGGAAGCTGTTTTGTCCGGCTGATAACAAGTTCAATTCTCATAATTCCCTCTACATTTAACTACTGTATATAAACACAGTATACCTGTTAGAAAGAATATTCAAGAGGTGAATAGCACTTTTTGCAAAAGCTAGCATGTTGTTTCATATCAGATTTTAGGCTGGAAAACCCGCCGCAGCGGGTTATGACGCAACACTTCATGCCGGAGTTTTCCGATCCGTCTTGTTGTGAACCTCCCAGAGACTAATGCCGCAACTGAACACAAACTCAGCCAGATAATTTAAACCGGACCATTCCCGGATGCCGCCGCGCGCCGCTTCCACAAATACAGCGATATCCTGATCACGCCACACTCCAAACAGGCGCCAGCCGCCACTGTCAGTCTTAACGGCTGCTATACGCGTCAGAACACCAGTCTGGTACAGGTCAGTGAACGCAGGTTTCTTCCTGGTTATTATTCGCATATCTACAAACCTAAGAAATGTTGATTACAAATCACTGATTCGTATTTTTTGATTTTGCACTAATGCCGATCACAGGACCGGCATATAGGTGTTTCACGATTTACCTCCGTTGAGCATGGCGGCGCGACAGGCGTTCCAGATTTTCTGAGCCAAAAACTTATCGCCAATGTTATGAGCCAGCAGACTGACAATTTGACCCGCCAGGCCTTTTGGTATTTCCTCCGGCACTACCGGTGCGGGCTGGGCGTGACGATAGAGCGGGATATCCCCCACCTCCTGGTTTTGTTTACCCCAAATCAAAGAGGTTTCTCGACCCCTGGCAATATGATGAAGATTTAGTTCGTCGGTGAACACAACGGGGTCGGCATCTGCACCATCACGTTCCACAGGTTCAGCGATAAGCTGGGCCAGCGCTATTTCAGCTAATTTTAAATTCGCCGCAGCTTCTACTGACTCCGGGGCATCCTTTAAATCTCGCCCCCTTTCAGCTACAGCTACCACAGCCCAATCAATCAAGCGCTCTTTAGTGAATTTACTGGTAATAGTGGTCATGGGTTAGCCCTCAGCCTGCCGTACTTTCAACTTGGTTAGGGAATGTCAGGCACTCATTAAAGGCCGCTCCGATACGCAGCGCGGCGGGGATGAATTCATCATGTTCTTTATCTACCAGGTCGCAGATCTCGCCGTAACGCGTCACATCAAACAGCGTCACATCACAATCGCCAATCGTTGCAAACGCGATCCGATTTGAGGGACACTCCGCCAGTAGCTTATTGAGTTTCTTTACCCAAGCTTTTTCCTGTTTCGTCAAAGTAGCCATCTCACTCCCCCTTAACCTTGATGTCATCGGCGTCTTGTGCACTAACTATTTCCGCCGCCTGACCGAAAGCGGATACCCACTTTCTCGATTCTTCCAGCGCCAAATCAGGGCGACCTTGCAACAGGCAGCCAACGATATAGCCGTGCGCACCTATGGCTTCTGTGATGAGCTGAATTCCCGTTGGCGTGGTTTGGCTTTGGTTGGCCTCCAGCGTCGCCAGTCGTTCTTCCACCACATCAACGGCGTCAGCGAAACCAAACATATTGCTCCATTCTGGACGCTCTCCTGTTGCGGCCTGGTACATATCGGCCAGTGCAGATTCAGCAGCATCACGCTCATTGATAAGCTGCGTCTCGCTGTGTTCGAGTTCTTCTATGCGGCGTTCTGCGGCTTCCAGTTTGTCATCTGCCTCTCTGAATTTATCGTGCCAACGATTACAGGCGATAAAAGCGCCTTCGCGATATCTTGTTTCAGCTTCCAGCTCATCCAGCAGCGCCAGCACATCCAGGTCGCTCACATCGACGACAGTGACGCGAGACTGTTCATAATGGTCATCTGCGATACTGCGGCCATCTGCGTAGTGGCAACCTTTATCGTCATATGTCGCGCCCGTGCAGCCATAGGTAATTCGACTGGCAGACATGCGCTGTATAGTCATTTCAGCACCGCAAATGTGGCATTCAGGTGCAGGGTTTGGTGAATAGCGCTCACGCAGCGCACATTTGTCGATGTTGCTCATTGGGCTCCCCCCTTGTTGATGCTCATTTTGGATGCTCCATAAACCTGCATTACCTGGCTTTTCTCCAGTGCCGGTAGCGCTGAAAATCCGGTTGTCTTGTTGCAGCTATAACGCTTCAGGTCATAATCAATTACTGCCCGCTGGTCACGAAAAACGCCGCACCGCCCGTGGCGGATGAAACCTCCGCGCACTAACGCGATCTGCAGATATTTCTCCGCCGTGGTTCGGTGCACGCCGAACATCGCAACGACGTCGTTCGTCGTGATGCGCCCCTGCTCTTTCACCAGACCGATAATCCGCTCAAGAATAATCATCCGTTCGCTGTGTGTTTTAGGTCGGGCCATTTTTAACCCCTTATTTCACAATCCGGAGATGGCTAACGTTTTTCCGGTAGCTTCCCCAGTCAAAATTCACCCACATCCCTCCGTCCATCTGGAGGCGATCGATAACCCTCATGCCCAGTGAATCCAACAGCCCCTCGTGGTTAAGATTCGTCAGAACGCCAACAGGTCGCATCGATGAGAGACGGCGATCGATAACCTGATTGAGAATGACCTTCTCACCACTGCTCCCGCGCTGAATACCGACTTCATCCAGTACCAGCAGGTCAACTTTGCAAAGGTCATCAAGCAGGGACGCTTCTGATTGCCCACCGTCGTAGCACTCACGAACCCTGAGCATCAGGTCAGGAATGGTTACCACCAGAACGCTATGACCGCCGGCCAGCAGATGATTTCCGATTGCCGCCGCAAGATGGTTTTTCCCGGTTCCCGGACCACCGCTGAACACAAAGCTCGCAAATCCACTACCGAAGTTCTGGGCATAACTTTTTGCCATCGTGTACGCTTTTCGCTGCCCCTCCCCGCTTACTTCGTAGTTAGCAAACGTACAGCTACGATGGAGATCCTGAATGCCAGATCGCCCGAAAATCTTCTCGGTGCGGGATTTCTGATTCATCCTGTCAAGCTCTTCACTGCGTTTACGCCCTTCGGCTTCCTGCCATGCCCGCCACTCATCAGCAGTCGAGAATTTCGGCTGCACACTGGCTGGGATAATTCTTTTCAGGCGATCAAGCGCACTGCCAGTACCGATTACGTTTTTCATCGTTACCCCCTGAATCCGGTAGGAATGGTTTTGTCTGGCGCAGAAATGTGGTTCACATCTCTGCCAGCTCTTCGGTCGTTGAGAGCGAACTTCGGTTTGAATAGTCCCTGGTAGCCGTTGGCAATGCTTGTGTTGATGACGTTTACCGGATCGTGGCCTTCATCCAGGCACTCCTTCAGAAGCCTGAAAGCTTTTGTTACCGTCAGTTCGGTTTTTATGGGCTTTCCGGATTGCTGGCGGTAGGTGACCCATTCGTTCCACGACGCAGCATTCAGCCATTCGGGAACAGGAATACTCAACGGATCAAACTTCACTTTTCCCTTAGGGGGATTAAAGGGGGTTAGATCTTTTATATTTGTCTTTGGAATAATGTCTTTGGTGTTCCCTGTTTTCGGGGATGCCCTTCCCCCTTTTCGGGGATAACTATCCCCGTTTTCAGGGATGGCTGAATGGGGTAAAACGCTATCCCTGTTTTCAGGGATAACTATCCCCGTTTTCGGGGATGCCCTTCCCCCTTTTCGGGGATAACTATCCCTGGTTTCGGGTACAGAAATAATCCATGTGGCAATTTCATCATCAGGAAAAGACACCGGACATTTTGAGCAATGTGGCTTGGAATAAGCCCATTTATCCAGGTTTGTATTAATCCCTATGTATCTTGTTTGACCAATACGGCGCAGGATAATGATGTTACGATAGGCAAGACTCAGTACCGCTTCGGATACGTGCTTTACCTTCAGTGTTGTCTTATCTGCAATGAGGCTGTTGGCAATACGATCTGATTTTTTCGACCAGCCATAAGTCAGCCGGATAATCGCATTCAAAACACGGAACTCACGCCCCGATAGTTCAACGATACACAAGGCGTCCTGGATCTGATTAGCTAAACGTAAATAGCCATTTTCCAGATCAGCCATACGGCACTCCTGTTGCGTCGGTACCGGCGCAGGAAATTTGTATATTTCAGCGGTATTTGACATACTCATCTCCGCAATTACCTACCGTTTTTGCACCAGAAAGCCGTTGGTGTTCGCGCACCGCGGCTTTCGCCTTTTTGGTTGCTGCCATTTTCAGTCCCACCCCAACGCATCCGGCCTGGCTCGTTCAGCCTTTAGCCCGGCATCAGCGAGAATCTCTACTGCTGTGAGATAGTTTCTGGATACCAGTACCGCCTCCGGTGGCGCGGCCTGAATCCCAAGAAAAGCCAGCTCTTTCGCCATGTTGCAGAAATATCCCTCAGCTTTACGCCTGCTGACTGTCGACTCGCTGATGCCCATATGCTCGGCGTATGATTTCTGCCCTACTGATGCAAGCCGGTTGAGCAGGACACTCTCTATCTCAATCGGGTTGATTTCTGGTGGGTCTAACTTTCGTGCAATTGCGTTCTCCATGGGTAAATATCCTCTATGGTTATTTGGCTGATGCCTCTTGGCTTGGTAAGCCATCGGTTGGGTTTGGGTAGAGATCAGGACGCAGTTCGTGTGGGGTGACTTTCCAGTCAATAGCTCTTGCCACTCGAACTACAAGTTCGCCGGGAACTTTGTTTTTAAACCAGCCGTTAACGGTCTGAGCACGGCGACCAAGTCGGCGTCCCAACTCAGCCTGGCTACACACGGAAAGGATCTTGCGTTGAACAGTTACTTTCATTGGTCGGTCTCATTGAGTGAAGATACAACCAATTATTCAAATTTAATCTACACTGTCAAATTATTTCGATAGGCATACCTACAGAAAAAATCTGTATAATGAAACCATGTAATTGTGCGAGAACGAAAAATGAACTTTGGAGAGCGTTTACAAAGAGTGCTTAATGAGACTGGGATCACCCAATCTGAGTTAGGTCGTAGAGTCGGCGCTACCTCTCAATCAGTTAATGGTTGGTGTCAGTCCGGCATTCTTCCCCGAAAAGATATCTTAGAGTTGTTACCTAAGGCCACGGGTAAGCCGTTGTATTGGTTCTTCATGGAGGATGATGAGGAATCGGATGTGCCTGAACGTCTAACACAAGGTGGTCCAACAGATCTCAATGACCGACAAAAGCGGCTCTTAGAAATATTTGATCAGCTACCGACTGTTGAACAAGACCGTTTTATTGAGCTGGCAGGCACCAGACTTCAAGAACTAGACGATTTCATGGCTGAATACCAAAGACGCAGAAAAATCGAGCCTCCTCCTCGCTAAACCAGCTTTAAAACTACTAACCGCCTTAACTGGCGGTTTTTTTATGTCATTAATTCACCCACATCTCGCTTTCTTAATCTTCCCTGTAAAATTAATCATCAAATTTAATTGACACGTATCGATTGAATCGATAATACTTAACCTATCAAACGCAGCAACGAGTCATCAAGGCAGGACGCCCACGAAGTAGCCGCCCGGGGCATACGAAGACCGGGATGAGATGGCAAGGTTAACGCGCAGCAGGTTTAAAACGTTCCGCTGGCCGGCGATAAGGCAAACGAGGGTGAGAATGATTGATTTCGCACGTAAACCAGCTCGACAGCAGGCCGTCCCGCTCAACCGGATTGAGGTTTTAATCCGCCGCCTCTGCTACCTGCTGGCGCAGAAAGGAGATCCGGATGCTTAAACAAAAGACATGCGCTTACCACCTGTGTGGAAAGCCGATTGAGCAAGGCAAAGAAGTAAAAAACGAGCTGATGCTGATTCGCGGCGCGTAGCTGACACATGAAGAGCGCGATTACTGCTCTGTACGTTGTGCCTCATACGACCAAATGGCGCACGAAAGTTAACGTAAAAGCCGCGCAAGGCGGCCCATACGTCCGGTGACACCGACCAAAGTTCCACCGGAAAACTACACAAAAAACCAAAGTTCACCCAATGGGCGCTATCTCTGGCCCGGGGATCTTACATCTAAAAAAGAGGATCTCACATGGAATTTTTCTATGTAGTAAAAGCTACGCAGAAATCCGGAAAGCAAGATGCGACGGTCTGGTTCACTGCAAAATCAGAAGCGCGCGCCAACCTTATGCTGGATGTCGTTCTGGAAGATGCTGAAATTGAAACCGGCCGCGGTAAGGATTATGCAAGGCCGATCCGCACCAATTTTCCGGTAGTCAACGAGCTGCCGCCGGAAGGTGAAATAAGTTTTACCTTCACTAATTATTATCGCCTCGGTGAAGATGGCATGACTTGGGAACAAATCCCCGGCGTCACCCTGCCATCATCTGAAACCGCCGCCGTGGCCCGCCAGCACATCGTTGACGGTGTTGATACCGAAACAGGCGAGGTATTGGAAGACCACTCCGAAAATTTTGAGAACAAAGGCAACAGCCCTACCCCAGCCCCCGAGCTGACTGTTGTCGCAACTATGCCCCTCCGTCACCGCGTTCTTGCTCAGCACATAGGTGAAGGTGAGTATCTTTATCACGTCGACGCCTCCCAGAAAAAAGAAATTCTACGTCTCGAAATGGACACCGATAATTCATATGTCCAGAACCTGCTGCTTGCCGCCGAGAATGTTGAAGCGTTCAAGAAAGCTATCGAGCACGATATTCACAAAGCAGTGAATGCGCATAAACAGGTATTTCCTGTCGATGGAAAAGTGCCTGAGTTATGCACCACTATTAAGTTTTTTAAGGAATGGTTCAGTGCTGAACACATTAACCGCGGCCTGCTGGTTAAGGAATGGGCTGAACGCCTGAAGAATAAACCAGCACCCGTTAAAAAATCCGGGCCACATAAAGTAATTGTCGCCGACGTAAATAAGCCAGAACGTCCACGCCGTAGCGAAAAACCGACACACAGAACGATTAACTATGAGCTCGCTTGTGGTTTCTGTGAGGAGCTGGATCTGAATAACCTGCGTCCTGCAATGGATTTTGCAAAACGTATCATCGCCGAAGACCGGGAAGACTGGAAGCGAATGTCGATGACAGTGGGCATTATCCCCGACATCAAAGGCTACGACCGACAGACCATTATTGACCTGGTACGCAAGGCACCAAAGGCCGTACATAACGGTAATCCTGATCTTCGCCGGACGTGGTGCGAAAGCTTTCTTGCCGTTCATGGTGTTCGCGATCCGGACTGGTACGAATATGCGCCTGATAACACCCCAACAACCCATGAAGAAAATGCAGCAAGGCTTCGTCAGGCGGGTAAATGTCTGCGGGATATTGAGGCAGGGAGATTTCAGTGTGATGAAGAAAAACCACAACCAGCAGGCGAACTGGCAGATGAACCAGCAACGCCTGAAGCAGTGGAACAGGACACAATTGAACATCATCCGGACCCGCAGCCGCTGGAGAATGAGCCACCTGTAAGCCAGACAGAAGCAGGCTACCAGAAAATACGGGCAGAACTGTACGAAGCACGTAAAAACATTCCACCCAAAAACCCGGTTGATGTTGGTAAACAACTGGCAGCCGCGCGCGGTGAATATGTGGAAGGCATCAGCGACCCGAACGACCCAAAATGGGTGAAAACCGAGACAAGCCATCCGACCACCGAACCTGAACTGGTTAAAAATGTCGGCAACGGTATTTTCGACGTGTCCGCTTTAATGCAGAACTCATCAACTCATGGCACAGAAACGAATCCGGAGACCACCAGCAATGTGCAGGTTCAAAAAGCTGACAGTGATGAAAAACAGGCTGGTGATGCGGTGCAGGCAGGCGAAGGCGATCTGGGTACTGGTAAAGAAGCAGTTACCGTAGAGAACCAGAATCAGGCTGAGACGCACCAGAACAACGATTCTGTGAGCCAATCTGAACCTGAGGCGCAACAAAACGTACCGGAATCGCAACAAGAAGAGCCAGAAGCAGCCTGGCCGGAATACTTCGAGCCGGGCCGCTATGAAGGTGTACCAAACGAGGTTTACCACGCCGCCAACGGGATCAGCTCAACTCAGGTGAAAGATGCTCGCGTGTCGCTGATGTACTTTAACGCGCGTCACGTAGAGAAGACTATCGTCAAAGAGCGCTCTCCAGTGCTTGATATGGGCAACCTGGTACATGCTCTGGCTCTACAGCCGGAAAACCTCGAAGCGGAGTTCAGCGTAGAGCCGGAGATCCCTGAGGGTGCTTTCACCACCACCGCCACCCTGCGCGAGTTCATCGACGCGCACAACGCCAGCCTGCCAGCGCTGCTGAGTGCTGACGATATCAAAGCGCTGCTGGAAGAGTACAACGCCACCCTGCCGTCGCAGATGCCGCTTGGAGCTTCGGTAGATGAAACCTATGCATCGTATGAGCAGCTTCCCGAAGAATTCCAGCGCATTGAAAACGGCACCAAACATACAGCCACGGCGATGAAAGCCTGCATCAAAGAGTACAACGCCACCCTGCCCGCGCCGGTTAAAACCAGCGGCAGCCGTGACGCGCTGCTGGAGCAACTGGCAATAATCAACCCTGACCTGGTCGCTCAGGAAGCGCAAAAATCGTCGCCGTTGAAAGTCTCTGGCACGAAGGCCGATCTGATTCAGGCCGTGAAATCAGTCAACCCGGCAGCGGTATTCGCCGACGAATTGCTGGATGCGTGGCGGGAGAACACCGAAGGGAAAGTGCTGGTCACCCGCCAACAGCTCAGCACCGCGCTGAACATTCAGAAAGCCCTGCTGGAGCACCCGACCGCCGGCAAATTGCTGACTCACCCAAGCCGCGCTGTCGAGGTTAGCTATTTTGGGATTGATGAGGAAACCGGGTTGGAAGTTCGGGTACGCCCTGACCTTGAGCTCGATATGGGCGGCCTGCGCATTGGCGCCGACCTGAAAACTATTAGCATGTGGAACATCAAGCAGGAAGGCCTGCGTGCGAAGTTGCACCGGGAAATCATCGATCGGGACTATCACCTGAGCGCGGCCATGTACTGCGAAACTGCGGCGCTGGACCAGTTTTTCTGGATTTTCGTCAACAAAGACGAGAACTACCACTGGGTCGCCATCATTGAGGCGTCTACCGAGTTGCTGGAACTTGGCATGCTGGAATACCGCAAAACAATGCGAGAGATAGCAAACGGCTTCGACACTGGTGAATGGTCAGCGCCTATCACAGAAGACTACACCGACGAACTGAACGATTTTGATGTGCGCCGCCTTGAAGCGTTGCGCGTACAGGCATAAGGGGAAAATCATGGAAAACACAAATATTGTTACCACTGAGCAGCAGGCACCAAACACCATTTCTGCCAGTAACGCAATTTTTAACGTTCAGGCACTGGGTCAGTTAACAGCTTTCGCTAACCTGATGGCAGACTCACAGGTGACGGTACCGGCACACCTTGCAGGGAAACCAGCCGACTGTATGGCTATCGTCATGCAGGCTATGCAATGGGGCATGAACCCTTACGCTGTGGCTCAGAAAACACACCTGGTTAACGGTGTTCTTGGTTACGAGGCACAACTGGTCAACGCAGTAATCGCAAGCTCCAGTGCCATTCATGGCCGTTTTCATTACCGCTATGGGGGTGACTGGGAGCGCTGCACCAGGACACAGGAAATCACACGCGATAAAAACGGTAAAAATGGGAAGTACACCGTCACTGAGCGCGTTCGTGGCTGGACAGATGAGGACGAGATCGGCCTGTTCGTTCAGGTTGGTGCCATTCTGCGAGGTGAATCTGAAATCACCTGGGGAGAACCTCTTTACCTCTCCGGCGTTGTTACCCGCAATTCTCCGCTATGGGTTTCAAACCCTAAACAGCAAATTGCCTATCTGGGCGTTAAATATTGGGCTCGCCTGTACTGCCCGGAAGTGATCCTCGGCGTGTACAGCCCTGATGAGGTTGAGCAACGAGAAGAACGCGAGATTAACCCTGCTCCAGTCCAGCGCATGAGCGTACAGGAAATCACCAGCGAGGTTAGCACCAGGACCAGCGCGCAGGAGTCGGCAGCTAACGTTGATGCTGTTGCCGACGATCTTCGCGAACGCATTGATACAGCAAGTTCCGTTGATCAGGCAAAAGCAATCCGTGCGGATATCGAATCACAGAAAGCGTTGCTGGGTACTGCGCTGTTCACCGAATTAAAAAACAAAGCAGTGAAGCGCTATTACCAGGTCGATGCACAGAACAAAGTCGAGGCAGTGATCAACTCAATTCCAAACCCTGGCGAACCGGAAGCCGCAGAGATGTTTGCTAAAGCTGAAAGCACGCTTGGCGCTGCTAAACGTCATCTTGGCGACGAACTGCACGATAAGTACCGCGTCACCCTGGACGATATGAAACCGGAATACATCGGCTAATTGCATCGGGAGGGGTTACGCCCTCCCGCCTGAGGAGGTTTTATGCGCCTTATAAATCGCAGTAAGCAATCGCCATTGGGCCGTCGCGCATGTGATGTTGCACTGGCGGCGCATCATGAAAAGTTCGGCGATTACGGCAGACTAAAGCACGTTACCAATTACACCGTTGTAGTGGATGGCGTAAAGGTGCCTGTTGAAGTAGTTAACCGGGCCACCAGCTACGTAGCCACCGCAATGATCGGCGTCCGGAAACTTAGAAATCTGCCGGCACAGGCAAACTGATATTAGCGATGGCCCGCTGCGGGGCCACTGGAGAAAACGATGAGCAACAAAATCGAGAACCCTGTCGTGATTGGCGGTATGCAGTGTGGGAACATTCGACGCCTAACTGCCAGCACTCTTTATTCTACTGCGATGGTCGCTGGTGCTGTCTATGCGGGCAGTTTGTGAGGTGGGTAATGAACAAGGCTTTTGAACTATGGGTTCGTCAGCGGTACGGAAACCGCTATGACCTGACGCGTGACGATTACGGATTCTACTGCCGGGAAGTGGTTAAGCGGATGTTTGAAGTCTGGTGCCATTGCCGTGGTCTGAATGTGGTGTGAGGAGCTGGTATGCAGACAATTATTCAACTGGTTCCCAATGAGTGGGTTACCGATAAATTATTGATAGCGGTTACTGGTCTGAAACCTGGAACCATTTTACGGGCGCGCAAGGAATCATGGTTGCTCGGGCGGGAGTATAAACACGTAGCACCAGACGGGCATCCCAAGCCCACCAGCGAGTGTCTGTACCACATTCCGACAATAAATCGCTGGATCAAGAATCTGCCAGATCCGGACTTCGATCTTTGACTTAATCTGATGAGGATGTAATCTGATGAAGCTCTTGGACGCAGGAGGAATTATGGCTAAACCGGCCTATCCAACCGGCGTTGAAAACCACGGAGGTAAACTCCGGATCTGCTTCCACTACAAAGGGAAGCGCGTACGTGAAAATCTGGGGGTGCCTGACACCCCTAAAAATCGCAAAATTGCAGGTGAGTTACGGGCGTCTGTCTGTTTTTTGATTAAGACAGGTAGTTTTAACTATGCGGAACGGTTTCCTGACTCGCCAAACCTGAAACAGTTCGGCGTGGTGAATAAAGATATCACCATCGCTAAACTGGCGGATAAATGGCTCGGGCTCAAGGAAATGGAAATATCGAGAAACACGATGATTCGTTATGAGTCGATCGTGAAAACGAGTGTTTCTTTGCTTGGGGGGCAGGTTCTTGCTTCTGCTGTAACACAGGAGGATCTGCTTGTTTTCAGGCGGGAACTGATGACTGGTTATCAGATAGTGAGGCCAAACCGTGAATTAACACCGAAGGGACGTAGCGTAGCAACAGTAAACTCTTATATGGGGATTATCTGTGGGATGTTCCAGTTTGCAGCGAGCAACGGTTATATTTCACAAAACCCGTTCAGTGAAATATCTACGCTGAAACGCGCAAAAACTGAACCAGATCCACTTACAAGGGAAGAGTTTACGCGACTCATTGACGCCTGCCACCACCAGCAAATCAAAAATATCTGGTCACTTGCAGTTTACACCGGCCTGCGACATGGAGAATTGTGCGCGCTGGCGTGGGAGGACATTGATATTAAAGCGGGGACTTTGGTTGTCAGGAGAAACTACACTCAGGCTAAAGAGTTCACCCTGCCGAAAACCCAGGCAGGAACCGACAGGGTGATACATCTGATACAACCTGCGATTGATGCATTAAAAAATCAGGCATCATTCACAAAGCTGGGTAAACAGCATAAAGTTGAGGTGAAGCTACGCGAATTTGGCCGGACAAGCGCACATTCATGTACCTTCGTATTCAACCCTCAGCTTACCACTCGCTCAGGAAAGTCCGGAACGCATTATGCTGCAACGTCACTAAACAGGATATGGGAATCAGCGATGAGACGAGCTGGTTTACGATACAGGAAAGCGTATCAGTCCCGACACACTTATGCCTGCTGGTCACTCGCCGCTGGCGCCAATCCCAATTTTATTGCCGCACAAATGGGGCATGCAAATGCTCAGATGGTCTATACAGTATATGGTGCATGGATGGCCGACAACAACCAGTCACAGGTTGATATACTGAATCAGAGACTGGCGGCCACTGCCCCAAGGGTGCCCCAAGCAGGGTTGTTAAAAAATTTAATTTAG